ACGTTAGGAAATACGGGCTCCCCGAAACCATTTGGTTTGGGACGGGGTCCTTGCCCCCCGGGGAATGGAACATTAGATCCTTTATTTTTGTAATACCCCAAACCCTGATTATCAGTTTTAAAAACGTAACCTTTTTTTTCACCGTTAAACTTTTTAGCTGAAATAAAATCCTTTTTATCAAAAAGTCCCGCAAAGAATGATTTATTGGGTTTCTTAACTGCACTCACCTGACCGTTAAGAAATTTTGGTCTCTGACCTTTCATGAGAAGACCACCTTTAGGGAACTTTATTTGCGGAGTGGGAGTGGTGTTCTTGAAGTTGTTCGCAGCCACGGTGGTGTTCTTGAAATTGTTGGCTACTGTGGTGGTGTTATTGAAGTTGTTAGCTACTACAGTGTTCTTGAAATTGTTGTTCGCTACTATAGTGTTCTTGAAATTGTTGTTCGCAGCCACTGCTGTGTTATTGAAGTTATTCGCTGCCACGGTGGTGTTATTGAAATTGTTCGCTACTGTGGTGGTGTTATTGAAGTTGTTCGCCACTGCTGTGTTGTTCGCCACTGCTGTGTTATTGAACTGTTCCTTCTTGACTGGGGTCCTTCCAATCTTTACGGGTTCATGAACTTTCATGAACCTCAAACGCTTACCGATAGAATCGATCATTTGACTCTTCGTCATCTGGTCGAATTGCCGGAGACCAACCTTACGCGCGACCCTCTTAATATCATCACGTTTAGATGACGAATCAAAGAGTGTATCATAATCCGTGGGTCTGAGTGGTGACTTCTTATCGACGAGGTACGTCCTATTTGCGCTCATAATCATAGGTGGGAGAGGTAACTTCCCCGCCTTGATATCGTCATAGACCTGGCATGTTTGTTCTTTTGTCAGTTTAATACTGTGTCCTGTGTTCATCTTGATGAGTTTTTTCAGGATGTCAAGATCTGCGTCTGGATCGCAAACCTCTATCATATATAGTAAACTGATAAAAAAAGTGTTATGTCGAATATCCAATTGTATACAATCGTAGCTTTTCTTCGTATTCCATATTGAAATCAAATATATCCGTACAGCCTACATTAACCTCGACCACCTCTATCGGTGTGTTGAAGCTCTCGCGATTTGATAGTGCTGAACGAACGAGTATATCCACAAATTGTTTGGGATTATCGATACTTTCTCGATATATTTTGTCCATTTTAATTCTAATACATGTAACTTCGTGTGGTTTCTTATCTAAAAATGGTGTGAGTGGAAATTCCTCCTTCATCCCACCGTCCACATACGTTTTTCCTTCATAGTTTCCACATGCAAATATAAAAGGCACCGCCATACTCATACAGACGGCATCAATTACCTTCATATTGGGGTGTGTATCCCGTGAAAAATAGACAGTTTCAGTAGTATTCATACAATATGCTGAAATATATATTTTCATATCCAATTCTATAAAGCTAGGATCGGAACCACATATGTCCACCAACTTTTTGCGTATAGGTCCCATATCAACAAAACCAAATTTGTTAAAAAAGGAACCGATACGTATTTTAACAAAATTGGGGATATCTAATGATAAAGATTCCTCGAGGATTTCATCTACAGACATACCCATGGCCAAAAAGAGTGCCAAAATTGCACCCGCCGAAGATCCTGAAATTTCCTTCACATCTGCCAATTGCGTCTCGCGTACCTTTAAAGCGCCAATGAGTGAAAATAGTCCCATTGATGCCGGGCCAAGGATGAGATACTTCATCTTCTTACTTAATAGAACTGAGGAAATTGGCGACGCAAAACCGCAAACACGACCGCGAACACGACCGCGTGTGTCACGACAGCTGGGAGACTGGTCTGACCCGAACGGAAGACACCACCCGATCCTGGGGGAAGAGTGAGTAGTAGACCGGGGCTGAGAGCCAAGAAGAGAGCAGTGGTCACGAGCAGGTCGGTCTTGGTGAGTACGAGACCCATAGCCTTGGCGATGAGACTGTACACGAGAAAGAACACGAGCGCGTGGAAGAACACAGCAGGCTGTGCGGTCTTGCGGTTCATGAATTTGACGTTCTTGCCCGCGGTGGTCACGAGAATACCGGGGCTGAGTGCGAGAAAAAGGGCGGCGGGGATGGCAACTTTTTGAGCGGTGATATCGGCGAGCATTTAATATAAGCATACATAATTTTCCATGAAATGCGCGAAATGATCATAGGAGGCACCCCGCATAATATCTTCGTGCATTCCATTGTTATTTACGATTCGCCTGACATGTTTCCAAATATGAAAAAGTACATCGTCTCGTTCCGTTTGTGTACGTTCATTGTATGGATCATGTTCCGTGTAACAAAACTCCACAAAGTCACAAAATTTCCCCATGTGTTCAACTCTTGCATCATATAGGAGGGTCCTGATGGTATCCCACATCATGTGTAATTCATCTGAGTATTCGACTTCCCAGTCTTCGATATTCAGAGGAGTGTATTCATTAAATTCATCGTCGTCGCTTACATCGGCATCAAGGCCGATGTTCGCTTCGTATACGTATTGGCTCCAGACCATGGTTAGTTACTTATCTTCTTTCTCGGGCTTCTCCTTTATACCAGTTAGGGATATTGAAGTAGATTCTCTCGTTTTAAGTCCATCTTTAATTGCATTTAGGGCTCCTTCGACCTTAGTTTCGTCTCCACCGAAAAATGTCATTAAACCATCCTTGATGGCATCTTTACTCATACCAGATTTCCTGACTGATTTACGTATACTGATTTTACCCTTCCTGAGGTTAATCGTATCGATACCTTGTTCGACCATGTGCTTTTTCACCTTTTCCTTGAGACGTTTTTCCTCCTGAGTGAGAACCTTGATATCAGATTTCGCATCGGTTAATTGTTTTGTGAGCTCTACCAGTTTAGATACATTCTCGGAGAGGTCAGGTGCAACTGATGACATGGTTATTATTAAATACTAGAACTAAATCTTTAAGCGCAAAGACCACGCTGCATGAGATCGGGCACGATGGTGGAGTTGTTCCACACGAAGGGTTCCTTGGGGTTGGGAGGGTCCTTACGGATCTGCTGGTTCGCGTTGCGGAGGGCACCACCGACAGTCTCGGGGAAACCAATCTGCTTACGGGGTTCAAGGAAGTTTTGACCCGCGAGGATGTCCTCTGGGGCAAACTGACCGAAATCTTCCGCGGAGGCAACCTCACGGGGGAGGAGCGAGGAAGCGAGGCCGGTACCCTTGTTCATGCCACCACACACGGCATCGGTTGGGGCAGCGGCGGGCCCCGCGGAGGGGGCCATACCGAAAGGCGCGTATTGACGCTCGACGATAGTGTAGCTCGACTTATTGTTCATGGAAAAAAGCAGGAAGATCAAGGCAGCGACGGCGACCAACATCACGATGTTCTGTTTACGACCCTTCATTATCTTTTATATATGTATAACAATTTTTTTATTGGTCATCTTCATCGACAAAAGCATACTCGGCTGGGTAAGTATCGATGATTGGGTCATCATGGACCCTGACCTGGACAACGTTCCATGTTGGACCGAATGCCTTTTTGGCGAACCAGAGTCCGGCGAATTCGAGAATGACATCACAAGTCTTCTCGGGCTGGAGAGTATCAAATTCGACGGTACCCTGTTGTGCATTGAAAACCTTGGTAACATCGAGGCGGTCACATGTCATTGTACCCGAGTCGAGTGCGGATGTATAGGCACCCTTGATGACACTTTCAGACAACTTCTTACCAAACCATGATTCACAATTCTCGAGGGCCGCTTCCAGGTTACGCGTATCGATACATTCGATCCTCTGGGTGTTGACATCCGAAACGATATCCATAGCGACGTCACCTGATACGTCAGTAACCTTCACTTTGTTGAGCTGGACAAGACACTTACGCTTGTCGTCATTGAGAACCTTCACAAAGTAGAGACCATCTTCACCTTTGGTGGGAGCAGTGTAGATCATTTATACATGTATTTGGTTTCATTTCTTTAAACCAACAAATGGGATATTCGCAGCCTTATCGAGTAACGTTTTTGGTACCCATTGGTTTCTCCTGGGATTATATCCATACAGTGTCTTGGAGGTGTTCATATTCTTGGGGAGTGGCTTGGCATTTTCTGGACGCAATGAATATTCATTCTTGACATACGCTGTGTTGGTGACATTCTTCCACTCGAGTTTCCCTATGTTAAAACGCTTGTTTCCTGAGGATTTCTTATATCCCTCTACGTTGGTGTTTTTTACTACAGGTTTGAGACCATGTACGATCTGTTTAGACAGTTTATCACTGGAGGGTTGCGTCGTGTAGTTTTTGTACTTCCCAGGATCGACTTTCATAGCTTTGTTTATAGAAACCTTAGCTGTCTGTGGTCGTACTTTCTTCCCTGTGATAATCTTGGGGGATACCTTCCGGAAGACATCGTCCATGGAATTAGACGCCTTGATGCGTTTATCGAAAAGCTGTGCCAAACGGACAAGTCTCTGTCGATCCTTTTCCTTTTTCTCTGGGCGAAGACGGAGTTTATGCATCAAATAGATATCCTCAATAAGAAATTCCTTACTCGCGACAAGTATACGCTTATCATTGGTCAATTTACCAGTGACCACATCACGATACGTCACACCCCTTTTTTTCGTGAGTGCCACTTCATATCCAAACTCTTTGGGTCGCATGAACGGAATGTCGAGAATACCACCCATGTTGAAGTCTTCGATCTTGTTAGATTTTGCGGAGAAAAGTCGCATGTTTAAATCGAGTGCAAAAAGTTCTACATCGATGAAGATATCACCCTTACCAGGTCGATTGTTATTGGAAGTCTTCTTTTTCTTAATCAAGGAGTATCTCCGTGTAACGAACGGACCCGTCTGTTTGAAACCAATCCCCAAAAACTTAAACAATTTGGAGTGCATCGTTTGCATCAACATAATTCGCTTTTTAATACGTAAATTGAGACGCTTCGCTATTTCTCCTAGTTTGTTCCATAGTAAGAGTTTGACCGCTTGAAGTTTTCCAAAGTATGTATCATTCATTGGAAGTCTGGGTACAAACTTTGCATCAATATCACTCGTGATGATTCGATCATTGAAATCCACGTACAAATTGAATGCCTCACCCCCACTTACGATGAGATCGCCCGAGGAACTCAGGAACTGTGTGAGATCCCCGATCGTGTCCAATATGATATCGCGAATGGAATCCGTCACAAATACATATATGATCTTTTCGAAATCTTTATCAGTGTGGGTACTTTTGACCCGGGCACGGAACTTACCAAAGTCTCTCTGTAAGTTTCGATCGTAGTATTTTTTCAATTTAGCATCCTTGAAAAATAAATTTTCATTCATAAATTTATCAATCGCAGCCTTTGAATAAATCTTATCATCCATTATTATATCACGATATAATAAATGGTATGCAACGTCATCGAAGAATGTCGCTGCTATTCATACACAGGTGAGAAGGAACAATTTTGTGGTGTGAGGAAAGGACCAAATGTCGTGCCATGCCCGAGTGACTGTTGTGCGGGTGGATGTCCTGATGATGGGTCTAGACAACCTTTCCGTTATATAGACAGGGCAACTTTTGTCACATTGAGCAATCGTAGATTTGTCTTTTTACTATGGCTGATTGTGACCGTGTCTATTATCTACTTCTTCAGGCACTTAAAGATTAAGCAGGTAAGAAAGATATAATGTCTCTTGAAACCATTGAAGTCGAAATTGCCGCCCTCCGCAACGATATTAAGAACCTGACCAAACTTGTTCGTAAGGTCAAGAACACTCAAGAGGATCCTGATGGTGAGAAGGCTAAGGCTCGCGCTGCCAACAACGGCTTCAACCGCAAGCAAGATGTGACGCCTAAGTTGCGCACATTCCTCGGTCTTCCAGCTGAAGAACTCATCTCCCGCTCGGAAGTGACCAAGTTCATTAACAAGTACATCACCGAAAAGGGTCTCAAGCACCCCGACAACGGTCGCCAAATCGTACTCGACGACACACTCCGCGACCTACTCGCACCCCCCGCCGACGTTGTGGTGACTTACCTTAACTTACAGAAGTACCTCAGCCCGCACTACATCAAGAAGGAGGCTTAAAAAATAAACACATTCTATACTAAAACATGGTGACTTTCCTTACAAAGGAGAGCGCTGAACAACTTGTTGGTACAAAAGTAAAAGACCTTGCTTTGTACCAAAGAGCTTTTACGCATAAATCTGCTCTCAAGGAGTATGAACAATTTACAGAGTCCTTTGAAACACTCGAATTTATTGGTGACTCGGTCCTCGGGTTTGTCATCACTAAGTTTTTATTTGATAGACATGAAAGTAAGCAAGAAGGTTTCCTCACGAAAGCTCGTACAAAGCTTGTACGCGGTGAAACCCTCGCTAAAATTGCAGATGCATTAGGTCTAGGCCCTCTCGTCATCATGGATGAAAAGGGGTTAAGAAATAACTGGAACAATAACCCCAAGATTTTGGAGGATGTTTTTGAGGCCCTGATAGGGGCTCTATACATGGATCTGGGTCTTCTTCACGCAAAGGAGTTTATCCTTAGGATATACCAAGATCCCAAATATGTGGACATGAACTCTATCATGGTGGATGATAACTTTAAGGATCATCTCATGCGTCACTGTCAAGTTCAAAACTGGCCTCTACCAGAGTACAGAGTAGCTGCACACCACGAGGGATTGTTCTACATTGATATCTACATCAATGACGGTTTTGTTGCTAGGGGTGTCGCAAAGAGTAAGAAACAAGCTGAACAAAACGCAGCGTGCAGTTACTTTCATGTGCAAGAAGAACTTAAAAACTACAACTTTAATTAATGTAAGAAGATGCATCCTAATGTTAAAGCGCTACTTGAAATTGAATTCGCCGCTCAGAAAAGTGAGGAATGGCTTGCTCTCCGCGGAAATATGCTTACAGCGAGTGACGCAGCTACAGCTATAGGTGTGAATAAATATGAAACGCCCGCTGAATTGTTACTCAAGAAGTGTGGTCGTGGGATTCCCTTCTTCGGTAATGCAGCCACAAAACACGGTGAAAAATACGAAGATGAGGCTCGTATTCTGTATGAAGAACGACATAATGAAGTCGTCCATGAGCTTGGCCTTTGTCCCCATCCGGTTCATAAATGGCTCGGTGGGAGTCCCGATGGCGTCTCCGAATCTGGGAAATTGGTGGAGATTAAATGCCCCCCTATGCGACAGATTGTACCTGGTGAAGTCCCCATTCATTATATGCCCCAGCTTCAGTTGTGTATGGAGATTTTAGACTTAGAAGAAGCAGATTTTATTCAATATAAACCAGCCGAGACCAATTGGCCTAAACCCGAAGAATTTGATGTCGTTAATGTTAAGCGAGACCCCGAATGGTGGAAAACCAACTACCCAATTATGAAGGAATTTTGGGAAAAGGTCCTCTACTTTAGGGAGCACCTAGATGAACTTCCGCCACCTAAGTTGAAGAAGACTCGTAAGAAAAAAGAACCCGAACCAATTATCTGTGAAGTGGAGCTACTCCCCGACGAAGATTATTACAATGACGACTGAAGACCAATACACGCTTGCTAAGAACACACTCAATGGTAGGCTTTTCGCCCCCTACCAGCGCGAAGGTGTTCTCTGGATGCTCACGATGGAAGCACAATCGTCAGGACCCAAGGGTGGATTCTTATGCGATGAAATGGGTCTTGGCAAATCCATCCAGTTAATTGCTACTATGCTTGGAAACCCAAAGCCTCATACCCTCATCATCGTTCCCAAATCTATTATCACCCAATGGGTGGAAGAAATCAACCGATTTGCTCCCAATTTGACGATCAATGTTTTTGACGGTCCAGATAGGAGAATCAAAGAGGCTGATGTGACACTCGCACCATACACACTATTGACGACAAAAGGGGGGAAGGCGGATGTGAAGACACCTCTCCATATGATTGAGTGGGATCGTGTCATTCTTGACGAAGCCCACGAGATTCGTAACAATAAGTCCAAACTTTTCAAGAGTGTGTGTCGCCTCCAGACCCAAATCAAGTGGATTGTGACAGGGACGCCAGTGTTCAACTCCATGGAGGATTTCGTGTCTCTGTGTACTTTTCTAGGTCTTTCAAAGGTAGTTGTACAGGGTATGACGAACAAGATCAAAGATATCTATATCCTTCGACGCACAAAGGAAGACTTGGCCCAAATCAGTGAGCGTCTTCGTTTGCCACCATGTCACTTTGAGAATGTGGAACTTGAGATGTACCCAGATGAGAAACAGCTCTATGAGATTGTGTTCCTCGAGGCACAAGAGACGATCCGTGATGCGTTTAGACATGCACAGAGTTTGAATGCCAAGAACATGGTCATCTTGGAGTGTCTTTTGAGGGCTCGACAAGTGATGATACATCCACAAATGTACATTGATGGTGTCGCCAAACAAACTGGTACAAAAGCGGAGAAATGGGTTGGACGTTCCAAGAAGATGGAGACTCTTTTCGAGATGGTCAAGTCCCATCCCAGTGAGAAGACCCTCATTTTCTGTCAATTCCGGGGGGAGATGAATCACATCCAGAAGAACATGGAAAGACCTGTATTTCGCATCGATGGGTCAGTCCCTAAAGAGGAGCGGGTCAAGCAGATTGATGGTTTCAAGAAGGCTGCACCAGGGGCTGTCTTCATTATCCAAATCAAAGCTGGGGGTCAAGGTCTCAACCTCCAAGAAGCAACGCGTGTATATATTACAGGTCCATCATGGAATCCGGCGACTGAGCTACAGGCCGTGGGGAGGAGTCACAGGACGGGTCAAACCAATCCTGTTTATGTCAAAAAATTGGTATACAAAGAGTGTGCGCGTTTTGTGAGTGTTGAGCAGGAAATGATGGCACTCCAGGGGCATAAGTCTATTGTGTGTTCAAAAGTGCTTAACGATGAACGAATTGAAAAACAAATCCCTGTCAACAGGACATCAGCAAAGATTTCCATCTTGGACATCAGGAAAATTTTCAAAGCGTAAGATAAAGATGATTGGTTCCCGCGCTGAAGTTTTCCACGGCAATGCTGACAATACCTCCGGCGGTCTCGCGAAGAAAGATTTGACGATGAAAGATGGTCGTATTATCTCGAAGGCGGCGAGCAAGGCGGCGAAAAAGTCGCTTAAGAAGAACCCCAAGTTTCAGGCGTTCATTGATCTCGCGACGGAGAAGGCTGAGAAGAAGGATGCCTTCTGCCTGGTCCCCAAGAAGGGTAGCAAGACCTACAAAAAAATAATCAAAGCTAGTAAGTAAAGATGACCCTCGCGAAGTGGGGAGAGTCTGTTAAAGTGGCTAAGATTAAGTTAGGCATGGACCCAAAGAAATTTACCAGGGTGCAAGGTAAATTGCTTAAGGAGGCTCAGGCTGTTTATAGTATTTTGCTTTTGAATAAATCTAAATGAGAAATTGAAACCCTTTAAGATTCTGTGGTTCGTAGACTACGAGTTGATGCAGTTTCCAGGTACACCCAAACTTTCTGTTCAAGAAATACACACTATTGAGTTCAACAATAGCATGTCCCGAATTTCTTGCATAGAGACCATTCGTTACTTCATCTTTTTTTGTATTTTTATCTCCATCAAAAACATTCACCTTAATTTGATCTTCCATAGTCGTATCAACCTTGATACGAAACTTTGGCTCACGACCGGGGGACTCTTTGACATTTGAGTTAAACATTGGGAGTAACGCCTCCTTGGTCATCGTAGATCCAAAAATAACTTCACTCTGTTCGACGACCGCGTCGATTATTTTGTCCTCTACATTTCGAAGTGATTTGTAAAACGTATGCATGTAACTTTCCTCTTCGTCATGACCTTTTATAGCGAAATCGATATTGTACTTGGTGGGTCCAACTTCGGGTGTGAATCCGGAGACACCAAAGGGCATGTACATACGGGGGAGTTGCACACGGAATGGGGTCCCCTGTTTAGTGCATATGACAATTTTTCGGTTATTGAATTCATTAATTTGGAGGTTTTCTAGTGCTTTGTCCATGTATACACTAGACTCGTCTAAACTTTAAGCTGAACATGCGACACAATCAGGTTCTAAACTGAATTGAATTGGTCGCGCCTTAGCTTTAGACCGAAGGTAATACATACCAGTTTTGAGACCCGCTTTCCATGCGTACATGTGCATCGATGACAGTTTAGACATTGTGGGACTTTCAATGAAAAGATTCATAGATTGAGACTGATCGATGAACCGACCACGATCAGCTGCCATGTCGATAATACATTTTTGACTAATCTCCCATACCGTTTTGTACAATTTCTTGATGTTCTCCGGGATATCCACGATGTTTTGGATAGATCCACCAGCCTTCACCATCAGGTCCTTCATCTCTTTTGACCAGAGACCAACTTTCTTGAGATCATCGACGAGGTGCTTGTTCACGACCACGAATTCACCGGCGAGTGTGCGTCTCAGGTAAATGTTAGTCGTATAGGGTTCGAAACATTCATTGTTACCAAGAATTTGAGCTGTAGATGCCGTGGGCATGGGGGCCATGAGGAGACTGTTCCTAAGTCCCTTGGTCTTCACACGTACACGCATAGCATCCCAATCGTAGCGACCACTGAACTTGGTCTCACCCTCCCACATATCGGGTTGGAGAATACCTTGGGATGTTGGGGATCCCTCAAAACTCTCATAGGACCCATCCACTTCAGCCAATTCTGAAGATGCCTCGAGCGCCGCGTGGTACATCGTCTCGAAGATGTGTGCGTTCATGAGACGAGACTCTTCGCAATCGAATGGGAGACCGCAGAGGATGAACACATCCGCGAGACCTTGTACACCCATACCGATAGGACGGTGTTTCATGTTGGAACGCCTCGCAGTCTCCACGGGGTAGAAGTTTCGATCGATGACCCGATTGAGATTCTTCGTGACAGTCTTGGTGACCTCATGGAGTTTTTCGTAATCGAATGTCTTGGTGTCCTTATTGACATACTTGGGGAGTGCGATGGAGGCCAGGTTGCACACAGAAGTCTCATCTTTGTTCGTGTACTCTATAATCTCAGTACACAAATTTGAACTCTTAATCACACCCAAATTCTTCTGGTTGCTCTTCGCGTTACATGCATCCTTGTACAGCATGTACGGTGTTCCAGTCTCGGTTTGGGACTTGAGAATTGCCTTCCATACTTCAGCGGCGGGAATAGTCGTGTGTGCGAGTCCTTCTTCCTCGTACTTGGTGTACAACTCTTCAAAATCTTTACCGTAGACATCAGAAAGACCTTTTGCTGTGTCCGGACAGAAGAGTGACCACTTACCACCTTCTTCGACCCGCTTCATGAAGAGATCGGGAATCCACATAGCCGAGAACAGATCGCGACAACGAGCTTCTTCATCCCCTTGATTGAGACGAAGTTCAAGGAAATCCATGATATCGGCGTGCCATGGTTCGATGTACACGGCAATCGACCCTTTACGGCGACCAGCCTGGTTCACGTACCGTGCCGTGGCGTTGAAAACCCTGAGCATGGGAATAATACCGTCTGATTGACCATTGGTTCCCCGAATGCGAGACTTATTGGCACGAATATCATGGATATGCATCCCGATACCTCCAGCCCATTTACTAATTTGGGCACATTCAGTGAGGGTTCCATAGATACCGTCGATGGAGTCTTCCTTGTTGGCGATGAGGAAGCAGGATGACATTTGGGGTCTGGGTGTACCAGCGTTGAATAGGGTTGGGGTGGCATGGATGAAGAGACCTTGTGACATCTTATCGTAGGTCTCGAGTACACAAGTGATGTCCTTACCGTGAATGCCGATGGCAACACGCATGAAGAGGTACTGGGGTGTTTCGATCAGCTTGCCATCCACGCGTTGAAGATAACTTTTTTCGAGTGTTTTGAGACCGAAGTACCCAAAATCAAAGTCCCTATCATGTTTGATTTCATCCTTCACTTGCTGTGCAACTTCAACAATTTCGTCTGTGACGACACCGGCCTTCTGGAGCTTCTTCATGGCGAGATGAAAGTTATTGGGGCAAACCTTTTGGATGTTACTGGCGATAATACGGGTGGCGAGAACTTCGTAATCTGGTTCGGATGTGATCATACCAACACAAATTTCAGCGGAGAGTGTGTCGATCTCCTGTGCAGTAATATTATCGTACATAGAAGAAAATACCTGTTGTGCAACCTTAGAAGAGTCGCATTTTTCCGAGAGTCCATATGTTAAATTCTTGATCCTATTGGTGACGTTGTCAAATTTCATTTCCTCAATACGACCTGAGCGTTTAATGACCCTCATATATCTAAAGTTCTAATTTTATTTTTAACTTACTTCTTGCACTCAAGATCCCCGCTCCTCACGGAGACGGTTCCAAAAGTTTCAAACTTTCGGTTGGGTTGGAGTAGGTAGGTGTTCACGAAGAATGGACCCATCTCACCAGCCTTGGCCACGGGAGGGTAAGAACCAACGAAGCAGGTTGGGGGTTGGCACGGGATTTCCTCATACGTTGGGGGCTTGCTGGCATACACTTCGTTAAAGTCAGCGAAGTTCACCATTTACTATTCACACACAATTTTTTTCGGCGACTATATTAAATGTGTGATAACCTACACCTTGATTCTCTTCAGCAGTGTGAGACTCCATTGAATACTCTTTTCTTTTCCGATTTCAATAAAAATCTTCTCCAGCGTGGGATCCGTCAGACGTTCAAGAACAATACAGGCATTGCCATCGATTACCAAAACCCAGATGATCTCTATGGTATCATGCGAATGGTGTTTATCAACAACTCCGGTGATCAATACAGTCGAGTGAATGAACAGGTCAGGGAGATTAACACTCGTGTCATCACCACCGCCCTGTCCCAAATCCAAACCGGTGTGTCCCAATACATCGCGTATACCCGTGACATCGATACAATTAGTGTTCCCCTGGATCAGCCAGTCAATACCAGTACCTACGGAAAGAAGATTGACTTCAACAACAAGATTGGTATCAATTAAAGATTGGAACCCAAAGAATAATAAGTCATGAGCCTAAACTATTACAAAGTGGAAACTGAGAAAGTGTGTAGATCCAAGGGATGGGATCGTGCCCCGTTGGATACGGTATGGCTCTTACTCTCGGAAGAAGTTGGTGAGCTCGCATCTGCGATCAGACAGTACAAGAAAACGTTCAAGAAACAAAACCTCAAGAAGGAGCGGGGTACTGATGTCATGATGGAAATGGGGGATGTATTTAGTTATCTCTTCCAATTGGCGCACATGTTGAATGTTGATTTAGATAAAATGTGGGAAGAACATAAATATAAAATGAAGGACAAAAATTATAATGTGAAGTAGTACTAACAGCGATGAGTAAGTTTATGCTCAACGACGAGAATATCATTAATGACGTGAACCCATTTGTTACACACGACTTCTCCCTTCCAGGGGGTGTGCGACAGACAGGTGATTTTGCGGATTTTGTCGAGGTGAAGAAGTCTACTGGAGTACCAGTGGCCGAGAAAAGTGTCTTCTGTAGTACCGGTCTTTGTGCTGATGAGACTAAACCTTGTCTCATTAAGAAAAAGGTGCGCCCCCAACGTAACATTGATTACGGCTTTACACGAGACCGACCCCAACAGAAGATTGTAGTGGGTGTCTCGAACAAAAGTATTCCATACCTTTGGATATTTTTAGTCCTCCTTTTTATTGTTCTAACTCTATTATACGTAAGACGTTGAAGAAGTATTCAAGTCTCGACTTTTTCGTACATTCCTGAATAGCGTGGGGAATATACTTCTTACACAACTTCTTGATAAACTCCATCTGCCAAGCACTCTCCATATTTACACGGGGTGGTTGGAATGTTGGATCAATGATCTTTGTAGCATGCGCAATTCGTACATATACCTTACTAGACTGTTCATAAACCATGATATTTTCGAGTACAAGCTCTGCCATTCTCTGTCTAACCTCAATCGTTTTTTTCACCATTGAATCGAGAAACTTTTCGTAAGGAATCGAGTGCTTCCCGGATTGGAGGTGTATCCAATCTGCAAGTGGTTCTGTGTTGATATAATCCGTGAAAGTTGAGTACCCCTTTCCTTTCATATATCGGTCATATACGATTTCAACGTATGAAAGGTCAGACTCAACATCATGTACATGTTTAGCAGAACGGATAAAGGAAGTCATCTAGATTTATGGTGAGTGTTTTCTTTAAACACCTAAGTAGATCAATCGTAGCTGTAAAACTATGCTATAAAAATGTATTCTTCAATCGCCAACAACAGTTTTTCGTACCTATTGACCCTCGAAGATATACGAAAAGCTTTACCAGATGAGACCCGACCCTCATGGATAAAGATTACGACGATCACTATGGTCTCGAGCTTTATGCAAGTGATTGACATAAAGCGACTCCGAAGCACTTTCGAGAGGATCGGTTCCTA